ATTCCTTCATTATTACAAGTTGATCCACTTTTTCTGGATCTTTTTCATCTGTTGCATGAATACAAAACCAAACACTGTCTTCAATCGCCGTAACTGAATGGTGTAATCCCGCTTTTATTTCAATGCAAGCAGGTGCTGTGTATTCTGTCTCTGTGTTTTCTACGCCTACAATAACTCTGCCTTTAGCTAAAATACTTAAATGCGCATACTCGTGTTTGTGCTGTACACCAAAATTGCCTTTAGGTATAAAAGATTCTTTAGCATACAAACCATCTGAAAAATGATGTGTTATGCCAATAAACTTTTCTATGTCTGTGCTCATGCGGGTATATACCTATCTGGGTGAATTGCTTTAGCTTGTTTTGGCGTTCCTGTTCTTGCTCGTCTAACCCTATCCATCATACTATAAAGCTTCTTAGCGCCCGCATCAGAGGACCCATTGCCAAGATGAGACACCACATCTGCAGGAACAACAAACTCATCATTGGCAAGTCTAGCGGGTTGATGGTTATTAATAGTTGCAGGAATAGAATCAGACATGCCGTCCCCAAGACCTTTGAGCATACGCCCACCATCTGAATAAGAACCTAAATCAGAAATACCCCCACTTGCTAAATGCATAACAGGGTGTGCGACAGGTGTGCTTGTTGGGTTTATATACTGTGGGCTTACGTCGTGTGCCATAGGGGCGTTAGGATTAGCAGGAAGCATACCGCCTACGGCAAAACCCGATGGTCGTGTTGGATAATGAACCCCTCCAGCTCCAGTAAAACCCATGACAGGCGTTGTTTGTGGGTTGGGGAAATTTGTTTTTGGTTTTTGCGCAAGTAAATATCCGCCACCCAACGCTAAAGCACCTTTAACATAAGGATTAGACAAAAGACCGGCTCCTGCAGTTCCTGCTGTTGCTCCTCCTGATGTTGCGCCTATTGCCCCACTTTGAACTTGGGCGTTATCAAGCATTTCTGGTGTTGCCGCTGCTCCCTGTGTTGCACCTGCACTAGTTGATAAATCAGTAACAGGGGCGCCCCCAGGTATAGCTGTATCACCAAAACTAGGTATTAAATCAGCAAGACCGCCCCCCATTGCCGCGTATCCACCTGCGCCCAAAACTGCAAGTTCTAAAGCTTTTTCTGCAAAAGACTGATTACCAAAAGACTTACTTAAATTGGTTAATCCATTTCCTATGCTACCCAGTCCTGCACTGGATAGAGTACCGCCTATGCTACCTAATGGATCTGAAAAAAAACTCATGGTATAACCTTTAATACGTTGTTTGCGGAAGTATCGTAATAAACATCTCCATGCCTTAGATACGACGTAAAAGTTTGCGTTGGCAGACTTATTTGATACGTAACTGGGGTAGAGTGTGGTACGGGTTGTCTAAAACTAAGTGCGCTAATTAAAGCTCCAGGTTTCCCCGCCCCTATTGTACTTCCCAAATTCTGAGATGCCAAGCTAATTGGGCTTGCATTATCTAGCTGATTAAAGTATAGACGCAACACGTTAACAAGCTGTTGCATAAAGTCTTGATTGTATTCTGAAGGCGCATTGGGGAGTCGTGGAGCATTTACTTTTACTTGTGACATTTTAGCGCCTTCCGTCTGGACGAATATCTAACCGATTTGTGCCTGATTGCCAAGCAACTCCTAGTGTATTAGATGAAACTTTAAAAGCCATCTGCCTACCCCTAGCCCGTACATAAATTTGTGGTGTGAACTGTTGTATTACATACTCTCTTGTATTTGTGTAATCTTGCGTACTAGCAACTGTTGGATTATTGGCTGTCCCATAAGCAGAACCAGAAAATTCTCTTGGTAAAAAAGTCATTGTGACATTGGGTTGGTTTGATGTAGAACCCGTAAAGTTTACGTCTGGAACAAGACGGTAAATGAATCCAAAATTATTACCATTTCCAATATCAAAATCAGAACTCTGAACATAAGAATTAATTGGGTACGGGTTAATAGTTCCTGTTGTACCGTCGTTTGTTCCAGACTCTTGGTATATAAGTTGACCGTTGTATGATGTAGACATGGGAATTTGTCTAAGTGGTGAGTAGAGCCACGCTGACCGGTTCATTTGTCCGTAATACCAAGTCTGATCAAGGTAGTTAAAAACAACATACGAGTCTACAGTCGTAGAGTTTGCCGAACAATAAAACCACCAAATCTCATTAAACGCTTCATTGGTTCCAGAAAATATCTGTTGCGATTGGGTAAAGTTTATGTTGTCAAAAATATACTGACGCACGGCACAAGGAAGGGTTTGTACTGTACCGTTGTAAAAATAAAACTTATTAAAGCCCATCCAGTATGTTGCATTGTTTGCAACAGCTACGCAGTTAGGAGAAATAATAGATAAGTTATAGCCCATTGTTTGGAAACCCCAAACATAAGGCGGTCCAAGATATTGCATACTATACAGCGCTGTATCTGTAAACACTAATATCTCTTGGCGTGTTTGTATAGCGGTAACAATTGTAGAGCCTTGACTTAGGCGCTGGCTACCGGCTTGGTTTGTAATAGTTGGATACCATGTCAATATGTTTTGCTGATCTGTCCACCGCACTAAAAGGGGGTCAGCAGTTGTGGTGCTTGACGTTATGTACCCGCCTGGATCATTGCAGCCAAAAGCAATCACAAAATTAGATTGATCAGACACCATTACAAAATTACATATGGTTGGGCATGTATTGAGCGTTGCTGTAATAGTTGTACTGGCTTGGGTTATTCCTGTATTGCTTATAGTGTATGTACCAACACCGCCACTAGTGGTTCCTGTTTGTCCAGTAATAGTCGTGTTTGCAGGAATTGTTCCCCCTGTAATTGTTGCACCAATGTTAATAAAGCCTGTGGTAACTGCTGTTACAGTAAGCGTTCCGCCACTTGCAATAGATCCGGTAAATATAGCACCATCTGTAAACCAAGCATAGTTACCGTTTTGTGTGTTGGTGTTTGTTGCAGATAGTTGTTGGGCACGATTGAATGTAGTTGCTGTTGTATCTACGACCCAGTAATAAAGCCCACCACCGCCAGGATTTATAACCAAATTTTGTCCGTAATTAGCAGAAGACCACAGACGAATATTAATACCAATCGTACTAGCCGTTGCAGGTTGTCCCCACCCACCAGTATTTGCGCTCCCCGTTGTACCGCCCCAAGGACCTGCTCCCCACCCCAAGGCTTGTGTATAAATAGAATTGCCCGTATTAATCTGGTATGCAGAAACAACCGCACTTCCCCCATTACCTGTGTCACTTGATGTTGCGGCAACGCTAGATAATATGGTGTATGTATTAAGTCCTGTAACGGAAACAATTTGAAATTCAGCGTTAAGGATGGTTGCGGTTATAGCACCGCCAAGACCGGTAGCGCCACTAAAAGTTACAAAGTCATTGACAATAGCGCCGTTGCTGTTATCTGTTACTGTTATGGTTTTAGAACCCGTTGATGCAGAAAACGTAGCAGTATTTGTGGTTGTCAGGCGTATGGGAGTTACATCATAAAAAGCGCCATTAATACCGTTTTGAATATAGTACTTTAGGTTAGTTCCAAGCCCAAGTAAGTTATACCCAATAAGGTTTAACCATGCCCATAAATTAGTACAAACACCCCAAAAAGAAGGTGTTGTCCATGTGTAGCCTGTGGGTGGTGTTGAGCCTTGGTTTGCTGGTGGTTGGAGCGTTGATGTTGTTGTGCCCGTATCCGTTATCCAACCACCTATTTTTTCTGGGTAACCAGAACGAAACCTAATATTATTACAGTCGTACCAACCACCCTCATTGGCTAAAGTCGTAGCTTCCCTATTAACGCCTGGAGTAAATTGTAGTTTCGTTAATGGCATTACGCATTACGCAATAGTTGCGCCTTCTTTTAATTGAGCAATGGTCAAACCACCGGTGTACTGAAAATGTGCTAGTTCTTTAAAGTGCACCCAATTTCCCGCCCATTCTAACCCATTTTCAACTCCAAGTCTACCTACTTCTGCCCATACGGCGTGGCTTCCATCCCAATCTGGTTTGCCATTAACGAGAGGCACAACATCAATAGCACAGCGATGATTATGAAAACTGTCACCAGGTCCGGCGTTGGTAACGATTTTGCCAGGTGCCGTCCTACCCTGCGCATATAGCGCCGCTTGGCTTTCATTGTCGCGGTAAGTAGACGTAACAAGAATGTCAATTCCTGCCTTTTTACAGGCTTCAATAAAAGCGTCAACCTTTGCTTTAACTTGTGGTAGTAGTTCATTTAAATCCCTTGAGTTAATCATTTTTCTTTTCTCCAATATGAATACCAGTAATCAAACCTAAAAAGCCACCGCAAATACTTTGAAATGCGGGACCCACAATATCAAACACAACTTTATCATCAACTGTTGGATCAAGCACTGCCTGTACAAACATCCATATCATGGAAGCAATAACGCCCATTAAGGACACAGTTGCAATTAAAGTTACACATCCTTTTAAAGTCCACTCTCTCATTTTTTCACCTTATCAGCAATCTTCTCAAATGTACGTCCACCAAAGTAAAAACTCATCACGACCATGCCCCAATTACCAAGCAGCTCAACATAGGAGCCACGAGTTTCATAATTAAACATAGACGCTACTGCAAACCCTGTATAAGCCGCCAAAAGAAATATAAGTACCATAGGTCGAATATTCTTAGATAACCAAGAGTCGCTAGACATGTCCGCCTGTAAGCGCTTAGTCAGTTCTTGTTGTTCGGATACGTCAGCTTGAAGTTGTGCCAACTCTCCTGTTTGTTGCATTTTGGCAAGTTCTAATTGAGCAGCCGCTTTTGCTTGTGGGTCAGGAATTAACTTGTCAATTAACTTATTGCCGATTCCCAGTAATGCATCTAAACCAAACATATCATTCTCCTAATTACAGTATCTTGGTAGATACCCAGTTTGCCTAAACATTTTGTAACACTCAACCTCTTTGCCATCATTCATAAAGTTCTTTTTAAACTCTATATACCAACTTTCATCTTCTCGCCGTGCTAAATAATCTTGTCTAATATAGAACATCAAACCAAAAATTGTCAAGCAGACTGCAAAAATACTGGCGATAACGGCGATTTGAAAGTTTCGTTTATCGCGTGAAACACGCCTTTCCAAGGCTTCTTGCGCATCCTTTTTTTTTGAGCTTTGTCAAAATTGGCTTTGTCTTTTACAAGCCTAGCCCGTTCCGTTTGAAACTCTTCCCAAATAGCGCCCAGTTCTGGGGGCGTATCGTAAATCAATGTTTGGCGCAGATCGTACTCAGCTTGTTGCAGTCGTTTTCTGGCAAGCACATTTTCTAAAGCTTGCGCCTGAATAGATTTACCTTTTGGCGGGTTCTTTTCTTTTTCTTTTATTTCTTGTTGCGCTTTTTCTTGGTGTTCAAAGAACGTGCCAAGCCCTGTAGAAATTTCCTGCATTACTCCATAAGCTTCTTTGCCGACAGACTTGTATTCTTTATACAGAGCCACGCCCTGCTTTACAGCAGAGAGCACGCCTAGACAAATGCTTATGGGTTCCATTACCTAAACCTTGGTCCTGATAACCACATTGTTGCAGAATACCTTACACCTTTTGTGACTGGTGTAACTCTGTGTTCTAGCACAGAAGAAAAAGCGATAAGCGAACCTTTTTTAAGTTCTGGCGTGAATTCACCGTAAAGACGTATTTGTAATTCGCCTCCTTCAAACTCGCTAGGATCATTCATTAAACAAATAACCGTAATTTTTCGATCTGTAGGCGCACCTGATAAAGGGAAATTATCAACATGCCAATTATATTTTTGATTGATACCGTACTCTGCAAATTGCACAGCTTCATGGTTATCAACTTCCCAGCCCCAGTTACAATCCACGTTTGCCAAAAGCGCATATTTATACATCATATGCCCAAACCAATTAAGCTTATCTGAAAATCTGACTGTTGTATTTCTTTGTGTGTGATCAGTGTTTTCTGAATTCTTACCCATTGATGCATCTCTAGTGGGAAGTTCCATATACTCACTAAACGCCCTATCGCAATCTTCTATAGGCGCTTGACCTAAATACCAAATGGGCAGATGTGACATTAATGCTTTCCTTCAGCAAATATATTAACAAAAACTGTATCATCTTCTAAAGCTTCAATCTCATGCCAATCACCAGCAGGTAAATTAAGCGGCTGAGAATTTTTATTTATTGTATGACTTCTACCTTCTAAACTTACTAAACATGAACCATTGTGGCAAACAGTAGCATGGGCATACTCATGTGCGTGTTTAGGTAATCCTTCGCCTTTATTTGCATGATACACATTTATCTGCGCCGATTCGTAAGTAAATTGGTGTTGTGGGCTAACAATCTTAACCATTTTCTTTTTCCGTTTTTACAGGCATCCACATACCTACATAACCCATAGTCGAGTTTATATACCTAACCATCATTTGCGTAGTCCCATCTTCTTTTTCCACCATTTTAAATTCTGGCGTTGAGTTTGGGTAAGGTTTATATTCAACCATTATGCAGGTGTTGTTCCAGTTGTTCTTGGTTGATTATCTTTAGGGACTACAACAGGAGGAACATATTCAGCAATCGGTCCGTATTTACCCGCTTTCAAATCCGCATAAATTTCTTGCCCATGAGTTTCTGGATCATCGGCTGTTGCGTGAAAAGGCGAATTAGCAAAAAGTGGATTGTTCGCAAACTCCGCAAATTGAATTACACAGTCAATGTTTGTTCCTTCTGCGTTAGTATAAACTGGATTTTTTATTGATAAAACTGTTAACATGATTTTCCTTTTTATGCATATCTAATAAACAACGCTCTGTTCCCGGCGTCCCCCATAAACAACCAAGACCCACTTAAACTAGTGAATCCCCCAGGACTTATTTGATAGACGCAACAATTGTAAATGGAACTAAAAGAAGAATATGCTGCTATTGCCCCGCCAGAAATTGTAGTAGTAGAACCAAAAGTAGTAATAGTTTGTCCTACAACATAGCTGTAAACAGAATTAAATGATACACCTACACCCGTCCCTGGTGCGCCTGTTGGTCCCGTTGGTCCCGTTGGTCCTGTTCCACCAGGAGAACCCGTAGGTCCAGTAGGTCCTGGAGATCCTGTTGATCCGGTTGGTCCAGGAGCACCGGTAGGTCCGGTAGGTCCGGTAGGACCTGTAGGTCCGGTAGGACCTGTAGGTCCGGTAGGTCCAGAAATTCCAGAAGCCCAAACGCCGTCTCCACGTATAAATGTAGAACTTGAGGGTGTTCCTGTTACCGCGCCTGACAAAGGTGTTACGCTACTTACTAGCGTTCCCGATGTTGGTAATGTAACGTTTGTTGCGCCTGTTATGGTTTCTGTTCTTGCAAAAGCACCCGCAAAAGTTACATTACCTGCAGTGGTAATTGTGCTTGAACCGTTGTTTACTCCAGTACCTCCGCTAGACGCGGCTAAGGGGTTACCAAGCGCCACTGTACCAGGCAAGAATGTATTTTGTGAAAAGAAGTTTGTACCGTCTGACCAAACAGTAACGATAGTTCCTGTGGGTATTACAACTGTTGATCCGCCTGTTGCCGTTGTACCGTTATTTGCTGTGGCATTGCTGAGCGTTAAGTTACCAGAAAGAGTGTTGTAAATAACATACTGTTTAGATACTGGCGGTGCATACAGCGTTGCTGTTCCCGTTGATCCTGTGATTTTTAAAAGCGCTGCACGTGCCTGATCTATAGAAGAACTATTACTTGCAGTAAGTGCTTGAGATGCACTTGTAATTGACACGGCTTGGTATCCGGCAATTGCGTTTTCTAAAACAATTTGAAGATTGTTATTTGTGTTTATACCCCAGCTACCGGCATCATTGCCAGTGCCCATAAGGTTTAAGCGTAGTAACGGGGAGGGTGAATCTGCTGCCATTTCTTGTCCTTATTGCGAGTTATTTACTTGTGTCCAATTTGGTGTATTTGTATCTGCAATACCTGTCCAATTTGGTGAGTTTGTGTCGTTAATAGCCGTCCAAGTTGAAGTCTGCGCATTGTTAACCGCTGCCCACGTTACGCTTTGTGAATCGTTAATATTACCCCATGATGGGGTTTGACTGTCGTTTATTTTAAACCATCCACGAGCTATTGTCGAGTCTACAAACACTATCAACTCACTGACCACAGGCACATAAATACCTATTGCCGTCACAGTATCCGTCAAGGTCATGGTCTCCGCAGTAGCGCCAACAAAATTAGCGTTGGACGCTTCGGTCTCGGCTAGGCTAAATGCCTCTGCCGTAGTGGCAAACTGCCCTCTGATTCCAGACTCAGTATCTGTAAATGTTGTGGATTCTGCAACAGTCGGCACATAGTTACCTATGGCGGATACAACATCTCTAACGGTAAAAGTTTCGCTGGTAGATCCAAGGAAATAAACAACTACTGTTTCTGCGTCCGTTAAAGTAATGCTCTCGCTGGTATTTACCGCATATCCTTGGGTATTTGTCTCTGTATCGCTAAGACTGAACGTTTCTGCCGTGGTGGTTGGGAAGTTTTGTGTGGCTGATTCTGCGTCGGTTAGTGTAAAGGCTTCGGTTGTGCTTGAGGCAAAGTTGGCGTTTGTGGACTCCGTATCCGCTAGAGTAAAAGCCTCCGATGTAGATGTTGGAAATCCTTGTGTTGCAGACTCCGCGTCTGTAAGCGTAAACGCCTCATCTGTTTGTGCTAGGGCATACCAAGTTGCAGATTCTGCATCACTAAAAGACTGGGTTTCAGTTACGTTCTCATAGAAATTAAATTGTGAGTTCTCCGCCTCAGACAACGCAAAGGTCTCGGATAGCGGGTTATAAAATGCTGCATTTGCTGCTTCCGCGTCCGACAGGGTCGTGGATTCACTTACCGATAAACTCAGTATTTGAGTAAGTACACCCAGATCATTAAATGGGGACTGGGCAAATGCATTTAGCCCAAACACACTTAAACGTCTGTTGCGCCTTGGTATGGAGCCATTGTCTTTAAGACTTCATAGATTGCAGGCATGAGTTCGCCTTTACCCGCCAAGTCTGCTAGTCCAATGTAGTGTGCGTGTTCCATTACTGGCGACATATTTCCATGTCTTGCATCTTCGTTGTAATGTACGCTCACCTGAACTTGGATGTTATCCTTGTTCCCAAAGAAGTTTGTTACTCTAGCGTAAGCCTCTGGTGCTGCTGCGCCAAATTGAGTTGATGAAAGGTTAAGTTTTAATGCCATGATTTTCTCCGTTAAAAAGTCATTTCTGTTGTCTCTACCTTGCAAACCC